AAACACTACTATGGCTAACGCTTACACGAGTTCTACTCAGGTCGCTGGCTTGGTGCAGGCAGCGTATGACCGCTATGTTGAGTTCGCTCTTCGTAGCCAGCCGTTGTTCCGTAACCTTGCGGACAAGCGCCCTGTGCAACAGGCCATGCCTGGTTCTTCTGTGGTGTTCTCGCTCTACCAGGATCTCGCTGCTGCGACCAGCACTCTCACTGAGACTGTTGACCCGGATGCTGTTGCGATCTCGGACGTGAACACTGTGTCGGTTACCTTGAACGAGTACGGCAACACCGTGCTGAACACCCGCAAGTTGGGCGAGTTCGCGTTCTCGGACGTTGATCCGGCTGTCGCTAACATCGTTGCCTACAACTTGGCTGATTCTATCGACAATGTTGTCGTGAACGTGCTGGTTGGTGGCGATAACGTGATTTACGCTGGTGGCAAGACTGCCACTTCGGGTATCACCGCGTCGGACACGATTGACAACGCTGACATCCGTAAGGCTGTCGCTAAGCTGCGTGCGGGTAACGCTGTCCCGCGTGAGGGCATGCTGTACGCTGCCTACATCCACCCGGAGGTCGCCCATGACCTGCGTGGTGAGACTGGCGCTCTCGCGTTTGAGGATATCCGCAAGTACACGGAGCCGAATGTCGGCAACGTCCTGAACCAGGTTACTGGTGTTCTGGGTGGCGCGTACTTCGTGGAGACTGCGCGTGCGTACTCTGCGACGGACGGCGCTTCGTCTGCGCGTAACTACCGCACGATCATCGCTGGTCAGCAAGCTCTCGCTGAGGCGACTGCTGTTGAGCCGGGTGTCGTTATCGGCCCCGTGGTTGACAAGCTGATGCGTTTCCGGCCTATCGGTTGGTACTCGCTCCAGGGTTGGAGCATTTACCGCCAGGAGGCTATGTACCGGATTGAGTCCGGTTCGTCCATCGCTTCCTAGTTGATGGTGTGGGGGGCCGCTTCATATGGTGGTTGCGGCCTCCCACTACGACTGTAATGTTTAAACTTTTAATGTAAAGGATTCAGCGTGGCTGACAATCTTCCTGATACTATTGAGAACGAGTTGCTTGATGCGCTGGTGGGTACGTCTTCGTATTCTGTTAACACGCCGATTAAGCTTGCTCTTGTAACTGCGAATGGTTCGGATTCGGCTGCTGGTACTGAGGTTACTGGTGGTTCGTATGCTCGTCAGACTATTGCGTTTGATGCAGCGTCGGGCGGTTCGATTGACAATAATGCTGTTATTAACTTTACTGGCATGCCGTCGTGTACGGTTGTTGGTATTGAGATTTATGATTCGACTGGTACGCCTAAGCGTCTTGCGTATGGCGCTTTGACGGCTTCTCGCACGGTCACTTCTGGTGACACGGTTCAGTTCGCTATTGGTGCGGTTTCTTTGAGCCTGTCGTAATGTTTGACGTTTCGGAACCGATTGTTCAACTGTTAGGCATTGGTCTAACATCTAGTGCGTCTGCGTCGTTTTCTGGCGATTCGGATGTTTCTGCTTCGGTCACGTATGTGGCGGTTGAGTCGGTTTCGTTGTCGGGTGAGTCGGACGTTTCGGCTTCTGCTGTTTTTGTGGCGGATGCTGTTGCTGGGTTGGATTTTGAGTCTACGGTTAGTGCTAGTGCTGTTAATGAGTTGGTTGCTGCCGCTGATTTGGATTTCGAATCTAGTCTGACTGCTGCCGCCACAGTTACTCTCGGCATTTCTTTGTCGGCTGATTCTGATTTGTCGGCTGCTGCGGTTTTGGTGAATCCGGTTGATTCTAGTTTGTCTTCAGAGTCTTCTGTTTCTGCCAGCGCCACGTTGGGGGCTGCTGCCTCCGCGAGCCTGTCGGCTGAGTTCACCCTTTCTGGTGACGGGAACCTTGTTAATGTAGCGGCTGCTTTGGCTAATGGTGGTAGCGAGTTGACTGCTACTGCTGTTAGAGCACAGCCAGCAACAGCCCGTAACATGCCTCTAGAGGTCGTAGGGCGGTTTACTGCCCTGGTGGGTCACCCGGTACAGGGTCGGCCTATTGTGGCTTCTAGCGCCGTCACAGCGACGATTTACACTAATCCTCGCCTGCTGGTGCTGCCGACTGTGGAGTATGCGTACACGGATAATGTTCTGCTGGAGCGGTATCCGATTGATAACGGTAGGAGCTTGTTGATTACTGCTGGCGTGGGTGAGGTTGGTGACTTTTTCGCCCAGGAGCAGATTAGACTTGCTGACTATTATTTTGGTGGTGGTCGTCGTCACGAGTTGACCACCGATGAGGAGGCCGCTGTAGTGGCGGCGGGATATGGTGATCTCATTGTCACAGAGTTTCTGTAGGAGCGGCTGCAAGACCCAGGATCACGGGTCGTATTCGGATTGCTTGAGGGCTGCGAACCCAACGATCAATTCGACTACGGGTAGCAGCATGGCTCACATGTGGGACAAGACAAAACGTGACCTGTCCGCATATCGGAAGGCCCGCGAGAATGGCATCCAACCGGAAGGGACGACCGTTGAGAAGGTCCGTGAAGCTGAGGATGCAACTCGTAACCTGGGTCGTCCGTATGATGCAAATACTATGCCCCCAGCGAACCTAATCGTGAACAAGAACGCTGCCCGTTATGTGAATGCGAGTAATGGATGAGTACGTTTAGCCAACTGGTTGACCAGACACTCATGCACTTGCATGGATACACGACGATCCAAGATGTTGCCACGTCACTGACGGAGAGTGTTTCGGCTTCCGCGACATCAATCCAGATTGCTGACACGACCGCTATTTCGCGTGGTGTCATCGAGATCGGTGACGAACTGATGTGGGTAGACAGTGTTGATTCGCAGAATGGTGTTGTTTCCGTCGCCCCGTATGGTCGCGGGTATCGTGGCACGGAGGCTGTCGCCCATTCAACGGGAGACCGCGTAGTGTCGTCCCCACTGTTCCCGCGCAAGATTGTGACGGACACGATCAATGATGCTATCCGGTCAGTGTACCCGGAGCTGTTCGCTGTCGGTGAGACAACGATCAACTATCAACCATCCATTAACACGTACTCTCTGCCGGAGGGTGCTCTTGACATTATTCAGATTTCTTGGCAGACTACTGGCCCAAGTAAGGAGTGGCTGCCTGTCCGTCGTATGAGGGTGGACAAGCATGCCGCTACATCCGTGTTTAACACTGGGGTGTCGTTTAGTATTTACGACCACATTGTTCCTGGTCGGCCTATGCGGATTGTGTACACGAAGGAGCCTAGTGCGCTTGTGAACCCAACTGATGAGTTCACGACGACTACGGGCCTGCCTCGCTCATGCGAGGACCTGGTTCGTCTTGGCGCTTCGTACCGTCTGGTTCCGTTCTTTGACTCACCGCATTTGAGTGGGTCTAGTGCGGAGGCTGATTTCAGCGGCCAGCAGAGGGCGACTGGTTCGTCAGCTCAGTTGTCTCGTTTCTTGCTGCAAATGTATCAGGTTCGCCTCGCGGAAGAGGTGCGTGGTTTGCAGCATGTGTATCCTAATCGTTCATACTACACCCGATAGAGTAAGGAAAATAAATGGCACGTAGGCATTATTCATCTATTGCTGCCCGGACCACGCTGGCTTCGGGTGTTGATGATACGACTACCACCTTCGTGGTTGTGGCGGTTTCTAACTGGCCTGCTTCGTATCCGTATACGTTGATTGTGGATCAGGATACGGTTAATGAGGAGATTGTTGAGGTTACTGGTCGTTCTGGGACGACGTTGACGGTGACTCGTGGCGTGGATGGTTCGTCTGCGGTGGCGCATTCGAGTGGTGCTGCGGTGAATCATGGTGTGTCTGCTCGTGATTTCGATGAGCCTAATGATTTCATTAATGGCACTGGCGTGGTCACGTCTGACATGATCGTGGATGGCACGATTGTGAACGCTGACGTTAACGCGAGTGCTGCGATTGCTCAGTCGAAGATCGCTGACCTGACTAGCGACCTAGCGTCCAAACTTCCCTACTCGTATGGGACGGCAACACCGAGCACTAGCGACGACGGTTTCCTTTGGTATGACTCCAACAGCACACCGCCGGAGGTGAAATTCTGGGATGGTGCGGCGTTCCAA